CGTAGAGCCAGATGGCGATAAAGCGTAGAGCAAACGGCGAAGGCGACACGGACCACCAAGGCTATGTGTGGGTTTCCGTAGAAGGGGAACAGCGCCGCCAGCATGTCCTTGTTGCTGAAAAGGCGATGGGGCGTCTGTTGCCTGCGGGCGCCCAGGTGCACCACATCAACGGGAACAGAGCGGACAACCGGAACGAAAACCTTCTGGTGTGTCCCTCGGCGGCTTACCACAACGAGATCCACCGAAAGATGCGCGTTCGGTCCATGGGCGGCGATCCCTGGACCCAGCGTTGGTGCGGCAAATGCCAGCGCCTTCTGAGTGAGTCGATGTTCGCAAAGAAGTACGCGACGAGGTTTCGAAGCCCGTGTCGCGAGTGTGGATTGGCTTCGTCGAAGACGCGCTCGACAGCGTGGCGGCTGGCGAGGAAAACGCAAGCCCCGGCCGGCTTCTGAGACCGGACCGGGGCCAACCAGCCGCAGTGGAGGCGGCCAGACATGACCACCGTAGCACGAATGGGATTCGGCGAGTTTTTGGGGGCGTGCCGCGACGCGGCGCAGAAGGGTGCCAACGTGATCGACTTCCCGGCGCCGGAGCCTGACGAATCCTGGCTGACGCAGGAGCGCATCGAGGCGTATTACGTCGCGCTGTCCTTCATGCCGGCCATCGTGGACGCCTCGCCGCTGGCGCGGGATGCGGTCATCGACAAGATGCTGGCCGGCCTGCGGGCGGCGCGGAAGCTCGACGACGCGCTCGACGCGAAGGGCCGCGAGCAGTGCATCGCCCTGATGCGCTACGACGCTGAGCAGCGGGCCATTCGGATCGCGAAGGGGGGCTGGTGATGGCGATCGACACGCGCAACAAGGACGCGAGCTGGCGCACGCGCACCGACAGCAACCATTTCATGGTCCCCCAGTACTACCAGAGGGGTTCGCTGGCCGTGCTGATGGACATCCGCGACGAGCTGAAGCGCCTGAACAAGCTGCTGCACTGCTCCAACTTCGTGCAGATTCCGGCCACGCTGCGCGGCCTACGGCCCGACATCGCGAAGCTGAAGAAAGAGGCGAAGTGATGGCGACTCGCAGCGTCACGGGGCTTCCCGACAACGACTTCGATAACGACACCGTGAGCGGCAACGCGGGCCGGAGCACGGCCGCCGAGCCGGTGCGCGAACTGAGCTACGGCGAGACGTTCGCCGCGCTCAACGACGTGATGGCGCGACTCCGCGCCAAGTATCCCGACCAGTTCAAGACGCAGGCCGACGACCCGCAGGGGCTCGTCGCCAGACTGTGGGACCAGCGATGACTTCCGCACTCGTGACGGCGCCGCATACCGGCGGCGCGATGACGCCCGAACAGGTGGAGCTGATCAAGCGGACGATCGCGGTCGGTGCCACCAATGACGAACTAGCGCTATTCCTCGCGCAGTGCGCGCGGACCGGCCTTGACGCCTTCGCGCGGCAGATCTACTTCATCAAGCGCGGGGGCAAGGGCTCCGTGCAGGTGTCGATCGACGGCTTCCGCGTGGTGGCCGAGCGCACCGGCGAGCTGAACGGGCAGGATCTCGCGTGGTGCGGGGAGGATGGCGTCTGGCGGGATGTGTGGCTCTCTAAGGAGAACCCGGCCGCCGCGCGCGTCATCGTCTACCGGAAGGGCTGCGATCACGGCTTCCCCGGCGTGGCGCGGTGGAGCGAATACCAGGCCGGTGGTCCGATGTGGCAGAAGATGCCGGCCACGATGCTGGCGAAGTGCGCCGAGGCGCTGGCGCTTCGCAAGGCGTTCCCACATCAGCTCTCCGGGCTCTACACGCCCGACGAGATGGATCAGGCGAGCAGCGGGGCCAGCGCGAAGCCGGCGCCTGAGATCATCCGCCCGCTCGAGGAACTGCCGCAGGATGGCCAGTGCCGCATCGCGGAGATCCAGCGCGCCGAGACGAGCCGGGCGGGCATCTTCCGCTCGCAGATCACCTTCGTCGATGGGCGCGTGGCCTACACGATTCAGGAGTCGCTGCACACGCTGTGCGCGGAGCTGTGCCAGCACGGCGAGCCGGTGGCGCCCCGCATCACGGAGGGGAAGTACGGCCCGACGCTGCAGGAGATCGCCCGTGTGGGCGTCATCGAGGCCGAGACGGTCACGCCGGCCGGCGCTCCGGCCATCAACGCGGCCGACATTCCGTTCTGAGGTGCGTCATGGGTGCAGACATCGGCTATCAGATGAATCGGGAGGCGCTCCTGTTGGGCGCGGGCGGCATCGAGGCGTGCGACGCCTTCCGCATCGAGGCGGGCGGCTCTCGGCATCGGTGCGCGGACTGCGATGAGTCCATCGCCGCGCATATCGTCGTGGCGCTGCGGGCCAGACTGGCAGAGAACTGCGGATCGTGCGCGCACGGGAACGATCGTGATGCGGTCGTTCCGTCGCTGAACACGTGCTGCACCAAGCGGCTCGGGTTCTTCAACGGCAAGCCGATGCCGAAGACCGCCCGGTGTGAGTCTTGGGCGAAGGCGCCAGAGTGCCGCGAGTGCGAGGACACGGGCGCCATCGACGTGACGTTCAACAGCGACCCTACGCGCGACTTCCGCATGGCCTGCGACAAGTGCGATCGCGGCAAGGCGATGGCTGCGGCTGGGCTCGCGCGTGAGGCGGGGCGATGACGCGCGCCGAGCACTTCCGGGCCACGGTGGTGGATGCGGACCTGTCGGCGCGTCGTGCGCGGTTCGAGGCGCTGCTGGCGAAGGAGCGGCGGCGCATTGCCGAGGCGCAGCAGGCGCGGGCCGATGCTGAGATCGTCGCGGCGCGTGAGGCGCGGATCGTGGCCCAGCGGGCGATTGCCGGCGCGCGGGAGACGGTGTGATGCGGCCTTACTACGACGACGCGGGCGTGACCATTTACCACGGGGATTGCCGGGAGGTGCTGCCGACGCTCGGCCCCGTGGAGCACGTCATCACGGACCCGCCGTATTCGGAGCACGTCCACGCGAAGAGCCGCGCAGGCGCTCGCGTGCTCGCAGCCGACGGGCACGCGGCAAGTTTCTCGAGGGCCGCCGACTTTGGCTTTGAGGCCATGACGGAAGCGCTGCGCATCGAAGTTGCGCGCAACGTGCATCACCTCGTTAGGCGTTGGGTGTTGGTGTTTTCGGACGTGGAGTCCTCGCATTTGTGGCGTGATCGGTTGACGCAGACCGGGCTGGACTACTGCCGAACAGGCGCATGGGTGAAGGTCGGTGCAACGCCGCAGTTCACGGGCGACCGCCCTGCGGCTGGCTTCGAGGCCATCACCATCTGCCACCCGAAAGGCAAGAAGCGCTGGAACGGCGGCGGGTCTCACGCGGTGTGGTCCGTGCCGATCGTGCTCAACCGTGGAGGCAACGATCCGAGGCTACATACCACGCAGAAGCCGGAGGCGTTGATGCTGTCGTTGGTCAGCCTATTTAGCGACGACGGCGAGACGATTCTCGACCCGTTCATGGGCAGCGGCACAACGCTTGCGGCGGCGAAGCGGATCGGACGCCGGGCCATCGGTATCGAGCGGGATGAACGTTACTGCGAGGTTGCCGCGAAGCGTTTGGCGCAAGGCGTTCTCCCGATGGGTGCGAGCGCATGAGCATTCCAGCCCCGAAGGGCCAGACGGACGTGCCGGAGTTCTCAATGCGGCTGACCGAAGACGGCCGCGTGTCCTTCGTGCATCTCGCACAGGCGCGTGGCTACCTGCGGCGGCTGTTCCGCCAGTGCGGTGAGCATATCGTCGGCCAGTTCTACGAGTTCCAGGCGCAGCGCAGCGGGCGCCAGAATCGCGCCTATCACGCGCTCTGCAACGAGTGGCTGCTGCACAAGCCGGGGTGGCGGATCGGCGCGCTCAAGCTGTTCGGGCTCGGGGAAGTGTTCGGCTACCTCGAAGTGCCGCATCCGGTCACGGGTGAGGTGCTGCTCTTCCCGGCTGAGACGAGCACGGCGAAGCTCAGCGTGGGCAAGTTCTGCCAGTTGATCGAGTGGGTGCTGGAAGCGGCAGCCGAGCAGGATGGCGTCGTGCTCCAGAGTCCGGATGAGTACCGGCGCGCAAAAGAGGCCGCCGCGAAGAAGGCGGCACGCGCCGCCAGAAAAGAGGCCGCGTGAACGACGATGCCACCCGCTACCCGCTATCGTGGCCGACCGGCTGGAAGCGCACGCCGAGCTACCAGCGGCAGCGTGCGCGGTTCCAGTCCGGCGGCGCAGCTCTGACGGTCCACCGAGCGATCACGCGCCTGTCGGGTGAACTGGCCCGCCTTGGCGCCCGTGACGAGATCCTGTCGACGAACATGCAGACGCGGCTCGACGGCCTGCCGTATTCGGGCCAGAGCGAGCCCGCCGATCCCGGCGTGGCCGTCTACTTCACGCTGAAGGGGCAGGCGCGCTGTCTCGCCTGCGACGCGTGGACGCGCACGGCCGACAACATCGCGGCCATCGCGCAGCATATCGACGCGCTCCGGCGCATCGACCGCTACGGCGTGGGCACGCTCGATCAGGCGTTCGCCGGCTACGCGCCGCGCCTGCAAGCCGCACCGTCCGAGTGGTGGATCGTCTTCGGCATCTCGCGCAGTTCGACCCGCGCGGCGGTCGAAGAGGCGTTCACGCGGCTGGCGAAGACGGCGCACCCGGACGCGGGCGGCAGCCACGACGCGATGGCGCGACTGACCGAGGCAAAGACCGCCGCGCTGCGTGAGGTGGCGGCGTCATGAGCCATCTGCACAGCAGCGCCCTCCCGCGCTACGCGCCGATCCCGAAGACGGTCAACGGCCGCACGCGCGCCGAAGAGAAGCACGTCCGCGACAACGCCAAGGATGCCGAAGAGGCGCGCTGCTACGCCCTGGTAGACGCCCGCGACGAATTGCGGGACCGGGTGACGGGCAAGCTCCTGTCGAAGCGTGGCGGGCTCACCACGCGGGTGGAGCGGCACCACATGAAGGGTCGCGGGGCCGGGGGCAAGCACGAGACGAGCAACGTGGTCACGGTGAGTCCTGAGACGCACGCGGAGATCGAAGTGAAGGGCACGCTGCGCCTGAGCGGTGATGCGGACGCGCGCGACGATCGCGGGCGGCTGTGTGGCGTGAAAGTCGAGCGGCTACAGAACGACGTCTGGCGCGTCGTGGGGTGGGTGTGAGAGGGCTTGACATTCGCCAGGACGTAGAATCTACTACGTGGGCGAACAATCATCGACGGGATAGGGTAGCCCCCGAACGGACGACTTCTCACCGTCCTTCCCGTCGATTCTCATGTGAGAGCCGCTAGAGAGGCGGATATGCCGAACACGCTGCCGGGCGTTGGCCCGGTTCTTCCGCGTAATCCCGTCGACCGGGGCAAGCTGCTGCTGGCCCGCACGCGCGAGCTGATCGAACTGCGCGGCAAGGTGCGCCAGGTCGAGCACGAGTGCAAGGCGATCATCGACTCGCTCTGCGAAGGGCAGGCGTAGCGATGGCGCAGCCCCCGTCCTTCCCGTTCTACGCTGGCGACTGGATCGCCGGCACGGCGACCCTCAGCCTTGAGGCGAAGGGGGCGTATATCGACCTGCTGGCGCATCAGTGGAACAGCCATGAAGGTGTGCCAGGCGCCGATCCGGTGGCACTGTCTCGCATCATTCGGGCGTCAAAAGCGGACGCGAAACGCGTGTGGGCGGAACTGTCGGGCAAGTTCGTTTTGCAGCCGGACGGGACGTATCGGAACGCGCGCGTTGAGCGTGAGCGCGAAGCCAAGGCGCGTTATCACGAGGCAAAACGCAGGAACGGCGAGAAGGGCGGGCGTCCTCGGTCAACCGAACAACCGACCGAAGGAAGAACCGACAGGGTAACCGAGACGAAACCTACCGGTTATCCCCCATCACCATCTCCATCTCCATCTGTTCCTACGGAACAGAGAGACGCGCGCGCTGATGCGCCGACGCGCACAGAGCGGGCATCGAGGCCAAATCCCTACGCCCACGCTCAGGTCAAGGCCCCGAACGGGCGCGTGTTCTGGGAGGGGCCGATCTTCGACATCCCGGATGGGTGGGCCGTGAAGGCGCTCAAGGCCAGCAACGGCAAGGCGGTTGGGTCGGACGTGGTGAAGTTCGCGCAGGCGCTCACGGCGAAGCTCGAACGCGACGGCGCGGAGGCTCCGGCGCAGGGGTTCCTGGCGTGGCTCGATGCGGAGTGGGCGGCGTATCGGCAGCCGGCCGTGCGTGACGGCTACCGGCCGGCGTCGGAGTTCATCGAGGAGCAGAAGCGCGTGGCGGCCGAGGTCGCGGCCGAGGAAGCTGCGGCGAAGGCGAACGGCACGTATCGGTCGCTGGCGCAGATCATGGCGGACGCGCGGGCGGCTCGCGCGGCCGAGCGGAAGGCGGCGACGCATGGCTGAGCGCGTCTCGCCGCACGACCTGACGGCCGAACGCGCGGTCATCGGCGCCGTGCTGCTCGAGCCGGAGATGTTCGACGTGGCCGAGGGCTGCGGGCTCAAGGCGCGGATGTTCTTCCGGCCGGCCCACGCGCGGCTGTGGGAGGCGATCACGCGGGTCCGTGGGTCCGGAGTCATCCCCGACGCCGTGACGCTCAGGAGCGACCTGGAGACGGCCGGGCAGCTCGACGAGGTGGGCGGGATGCTCTACATCGCCGGCCTGACGGACGGCGTGCCACGGTCCAGCAACGTCGAGGGCTACGCGCGGATCGTCTGCGAGAAGGCGCAGCTGAGGGATCTCATCGCGCAGGCGAACCGGACCATCGAGGAGGCGTACGACGGGTCGGACGTCGAGGAAGTCATCGACCGGGCCGAGGAACGACTGATGTCGGTGGGCCGGGACGCGGCGCGCGGGGACTTCCTGTTGGCGTCGGACTGGATGTCCGAGATGTATCGCGCGGTCGAGAAAGCGAACCACGAGAAGCGCGGCGTGACGGGCGTGCCGTGCGGGCTGGCGTCGATCGACAACCTGACGCGGGGCTGGCAGCCGAGCGACCTGATCGTGATTGCTGGCCGGCCGAGCGACGGCAAGACGGCGCTGATGATGCAGTTCGCGCTGGAAGCCTCGCGGCACACGTTCGCGGCGGTCTGCTCGCTCGAGATGTCGCGGCTGTCGGTGGGGTTCCGGGCGGTGGCGCTGGAGGCGCGCGTCGATGCGTTCAAGCTGATGACCGGGCAGCTCGTGGCGCACGAGATGGGGCGCGTGGGCGATGCCCTGAGCCGTCTCGGGGAGCGCCGGCTGGCGATTGACGACGCGGGGGGGCAGTCGGTGTCAGGGCTGTGCGCGAAGGTGCGCCGGCTGTCGGCCAGGTATGGCTCGGGGATCGTGTTCGTGGACTACCTGCAGCTTCTGCACGGGAACGGCGCCGAGAACCGCACGCAGGAGATCACGCAGATTTCCGGGCGGCTCAAGGCGCTGGCGAAAGAGCTGAGCGTGCCGCTGGTCGTGCTGTCGCAGCTCACGCGCGACAACGCGAAGGGCGGGCCGGCGTCTCGGCCGCAGTTGCATCACCTCCGCGATGGCGGGTCCATCGAGCAGGACGCGGACGTGGTGCTGCTCATCCATCGGCCGAACAAGGCGACGGACTCGGGGCGGTTCCAGCACGGGGAGATCGTCGAGATCATTCTGGCGAAGCAGCGGAACGGCCCGGCCAATCGCACGCTCGAAATGCAGTGGGACGGCCCGACGATGCGGTTTACCGATCTCGACCGTGAAGCCTCTGCGCCGAGACAGGAGCGGCTGGCATGACCGCGCACACCCTCGCCGCGCAGCTGCTCTCCCGGCCCGACGTGCCGGTCACCGTGGCCGGGCATGGCGCGCTCCACGCGGTCACGCGCGCCGCCAATGAAGACGGCCAGCCCGTGGTGGTGCTCTACGTGGTGGCGCCGGAGCCGCCAGAGTTCGTGCTGACGCCGGAGGCAGCGACACGATGACCCAACTCTCGATGACCTACCCCTCGGCCGTCGTCTCCCGTCGCTCGGGCCTGCGTCGTGCGCGTCAGACCGGGGCGACGCTGCGGGACCTCTACCTGGCGCTGCTGGAGGCGCACCCGCAGGGCTTGACGGACCACGAGGCCGCGGCGCTGCTCGGGGTGCTCTCGACGACGGCGGGCGCGCGTCGTGGCGAGCTCATGGCGGCACGTCCGGGGCTGATCGAAGCGTGCGGGCGGGTGGCGCAGCCGCACATGGTGAGCCGCACGGTGTGGAGATTGGCGCGATGACCGGGAGAGTGCGCACGCAGCGGGAAGTCTTCATGCTCGGCCGTGGCCACTTCTGGGGTGGCGAGTGGCACTACACGGGTTGGGATGAGCCGTTCGCCACGCTCGACGCGGCGCAAGCGAGCATCCCCGGCGCGGTGTGGCTGAAAGACCCGGAGCGCCGCGTCTGGCGCACGGACCAGCAGGACATCATCAAGCGCCTGCCGTTGTCGCATGTGCCGCGCGTGTCGAAGCGCCGGCAGCGTGACGCCGAGAAGGAAGGCGCATGAGGCCGGTCTACGCGGCGCGTCGGGTCGATACCGCCTCGAAGCTGCTGGTGAAGGCGGCTCGGCAGCTTGGCGTGGACGTGGAGCCCTCTGGCGGCGCCGTGGACGCGTTCCTGTGGCTCGGCTCGGTCGTGCGGCTGGTGGATTGGAAGAGCCCCGGCAAGGCCGACCTGACGCCCTCACAGGCGAAGCTGATCGCCCGTGGCTGCCCGCTGCACTTCGTGTCCACGGTGGAGCAGTTGCAGGCGCTCATCGCGGGGATGAAGCGTGAGGCTGGGCGATGACGCGCTGCGCGTGTGGGCGCCCGGTGCTGCAAGCCCGGTATCCCCGGTGTGCGGTGTGTCGGCGGCTGGCGCGGGCGGCTCGACAGACACCCGGCGGGCGGTTCGTGCGCTGGCTGCGCGTGTGGCGCGTGCGGCGCGGGATGGCAGCGGCAGCATAGAGGGGGGCGACATGGCGACGACACACGAGGACCGGCTGCGGGAAGCAGCGGCGGATGGGGCGGACCGTTACTCACCGCCGCCGATTGTGACGGAATCGCTTGCCGCCGCCTGTCTGGCCGGGGCCGAGGCGCTGCGCCTGCTGCGGGAGTATCAGGAGACTACGGCGTTGGTCCGTGCGCTCAACGAGGACGGTGGCGGCTCAAGCCCGGAAGTGTTCGGGGCCGCGTGCGACCGATGCGATGCGGCCAAGGCCGCCCTGCTCGCCACGGAGGTGACGCGATGACGCGAGACGAAGCCATCGAATCATGGAACCGCGTGAGCGCGGATGAGTCGTGGACGAATCCGCACGCGCACATCGAAAACCTGATCGCCGCAGGGGATCGGCTGCTCGCCGCCCTCTCCAGCCTCTCCCGCACACTGGCCGAGCGAGACGCGGAGATCGCTGACCGAGACGAGCGGCTAGCGGAACGTGACCGCGCCTGTATGCAGAACCTGATCGTGGCGGTGGGTCACGCTGAGCGCGCCAATCAGGCCGAGCGCGAACGCGACGAGGCCCGCGCCGCCCTAGCAGAACGCAACGCATGGCTGGCTGAATGCTACAAACTGACCGGCGCAGACCCGGACGGCAACGAGGACTGGCGGCTGGCCCCGCGTGCCGTGGCGGAAGTGAAACGGCTTCGGGAGGAACACGACGCCGATAGCGCCGCTCTCGCCGCTTACGAGAAGGCCCACGCGAAGGCGCGGCCGTAATTCGTCGGCGCGTATGGTATACGTTCTGTCGTAGAATGTCCCGAGCGCCCCGCATGAGCCAATCCGGTGCCTATCCTGACGGCCACGCCTGTCGGCCAGCCTTCCCGCGGCTGGTGGCCTAGCCATGCCACGACACGCACCACGCGGTGCCATCAAGGGCAAGCCTGACCCTTTGGACCTGTCGGACCACATGGATGAGCGAATCCGCTGCACTGCGCGGAGCAAGCGGAGCGGCAAGCAGTGTGGACGCGCGCCGATTCCTGGCGGGACGGTCTGCTATATGCATGGCGGCGCGGCGCCGCAGGTCCAGGCCAAGGCGCGCGATCGGCTGATGGCGCTGCAGTTCCCGGCGATCGCCACGCTTGAGTTCCTGATGAAGAAGCGCGCGGAGTTCCCGTCCACGGCGTATGCCGCAGCCAAGGATGTGCTCGATCGGACCGAGGGGAAGCCGAAAGAGTCAATCGATATGAACGTGACCGGCGAGATTGCCTTGGTGCCGGAGCGCCTACAGGCGGCGCGCAAGCGTCTCGCGGAACGCGATCCGCAGAATCGTTAGCGATCTCATGCCGGCCGCTGACCAGATCAACGCCGATCTCGCGGATTTCGTGGCGCAGTTCTACGATGACCCGCTCGGGTTTGTCCTGGCGGCCTACCCGTGGCAGGAGCCGGGACCGCTCGCGGACTTCGACGGCCCAGACCAGTGGCAGCGCGAGTTCCTGGCGTGGCTCGGTGCGGAGATCCGGGCGCGCAAGTTCGACGGGCAGCACGCGGTGGAGCCCATCCGGGCGGCCGTCTCGAGTGGCCACGGCATCGGCAAGTCCACGCTGCAGGCGTGGCTGGTGGACTGGATCACGGCCACGCGGCCCTACTGCCGCGGCACGGTGACGGCGAACACGTCGACGCAGCTCGACACGAAGACGTGGGCGGCCATCATCTACTGGAAGAAACTGTCGATTACGGCGCACTGGTACGAGATCAACACGCAACGGCTCTATTTCAAGGGGCATCGGGCCGATTGGTTCGTGGCGCCGCAGTCGTGTAAAGAGGAAAACTCGGAGGCGTTCGCCGGCCAGCACGCGGCCAATTCCACGTCGTTCTACATCTTCGATGAGGACTCGGCCGTCCCGGACAAGATCCACGAGGTGGCCCAAGGCGGCCTGACGGACGGCGAACCCATGTGGTTCCTGTTCGGGAATCCCACGCGGTCGCAGGGCGCGTTCCACCGGGCGTGTTTCGGGTCGGATCGTCATCGCTGGAAGGTCTGGACGATCGACAGCCGGGACAGCCGCTTCACGAACAAGGCGCAGATCGCGGAGTGGATTCAGGACTACGGGGAAGACTCAGATTTCGTGCGGGTGCGCGTGCGGGGGCTGCCGCCGCGCGCCTCGGATCTGCAATTCATCGGGCAGCAGCTCGTGAGTGACGCGCAGACCCGGAATGTCTCGCCGCTCCCGGATGAGCCGCTGATCGCGGGGCTGGACCTGGCGCGTGGGGGGTCGGATGAGTGCGTGATCCGGTTCCGGCGTGGGCCGGACGCCCGAAGCATCCCGCCGATCCGCATCCCCGGCGAGAAAGCTCGGGATTCCATGCATCTGGTGACGATCACGGCGGACGTGCTGGCCAAGAACTACGGCGGCCAGATGGTCCGCACGCTGTTCGTCGATGCCACGGGCGGGAGCATCGGGGGGCCGGTGGCGGATCGGCTGCGGCAGCTCGGGCACCGAAACGTTATCGATGTCCAGTTCGGCGGGGAATCCCCGGCGCCGCGGCTGGCCAATATGCGGGCGTTCATGTGGTCGCGAATGCGGGACTGGCTGAGCACGGGCGCGATCGATGCCAGCCCGGATCTCGAGATCGACCTGACCGGGCCCGGGTATCACCACGACAAGGGCGATCGGCTGGTGCTCGAGTCGAAGGAAAGCATGAAGAAGCGCGGGCTGGATTCGCCGGACGACGGGGACGCGCTGGCGCTCACCTTCGCGCAGACGGTGGCCGCGGCAGCCCCGGCGCCGATGCCGTACCGGCCCACGTCGGCTTGGGGGTAGGACTTGCGGCGGCGCTACGTGTAAGCGCAGAATAGACGCCACGTCGAATGGAGGGCTGAGGGTATGGCAAAGAAGACACCCGCACCGAAGAAGCCGGCGAAGGCCGCGACGCCCGAGACGGAAAGCCACGTGTACAACTTCCGGACCCGCAACAACCTGAAGCGCGGCGGCGGGAAGGCCACGGCGTGCTGATGTTCCGACGCCTGACGAACGCGGCGCCTGCGCTGAGTCTGCGGCATACGCGGGCCGGTGTCTTGGTCCACGAGAAGGTGATCCGGGACGGCGTGATCCCGGCGCTGAAGGAAGCGGAAGCCCAGGTAGGCGCGATCGATGTCCGCGTGTCGGCGCTCGAGGCCGTGCGCGCGCGTGGATTCTGGGGCCGGCTGCGCTGGCTCCTGACGGGACGGTAACGCATGGCGACCACGACACGCGCGACGCGCACGCCTGAGCAGACCACGGCGCTCCTCAAGGAGATTCGGGACCGCTACGACGCCGGCATGGAGGCGTGGCGCACGGTCCGGGACGAGGCCAAGACCGATATGCGGTACGTGGCCGGCGATCCGTGGGAACCGAAGGACCGCGAAGCGCGCAAGGCGGCGGGCCGGCCGTGCCTGAGTCTCGATGAGCTCGGGCAGTACTTCAACCAGGTGATCAACGACGTGCGCGCCAATCCGCGCGCGGTGAAGTTTTCGCCCACGGGGAACGGCGCGAACGATAAGACGGCCGAGTTCTATTCGGACAAGATGCGTGAGATCGAGTACCGCTCGCACGCTCAGATCGCGTATACGACGGCGTTCGAGAATGCCGTGCATCGGTCGTACGGCTGGCTGCGGCTGGCGACGGAGTATCGCTCCCCGCGGGCGATGACGCAGGAGATTGTGATCCGGGACATCCCGAACCCGGACATGGTGATCCCGGACCCCGAGTCCACGCGGCCGGACTCGTCGGACATGCGCTGGCTGTTTCATTTCGAGCGGTGGAAACAGTCGGAGTTCTCGCGCCGGTTCCCGAAGGCGGCGATCCAATCGTTCGAGGACTACCGGGGGCAGGCGCCGGCGTGGATCTCGGACTCCACGATCGTGGTGGCCGAGTATTGGCGCGTCGAGAGTGAGCGCAAGCGGCTGCTGCTGCTCGAGGACGGCTCGACCGTGTTCGAGGACGAGCGCGCGGAGACGCAGGGGACCGGGATTCGTCGGCTGGCCGTGGCCATCGGTCTGGCCGCGCAGGCGCCGGCGGCGCCGGCGGTGGTGGACGCGCGCGAGGTGGACGTGCCGCGGGTCCGCATGTACCTGACGAACGGGCTTGAAATCCTCGAGGAACACGATTGGGCGGGCAAGGCGATCCCGTTCGTGTCGTGCTACGGCAAGATCCTGTACGTCGATTCCGGGAAGGGCGCCGAGCGCACGATCATGAGCATGACGCGCCTGGCGCGCGATCCGTACATGCTCTACTGCTACTACCGGACCGGCCAGAGCGAGCTGGTGGGCATGACGCCGAAGTTCCCGTACTTCGTGTACGAGGGGCAGTTGGATCCGACCGAGCTGGTGAATCTGCAGAAGTCACTGCATGAGCCGGTGGCGGTCATTCGGGTGCGGCCGTACGTGGAAGGGATGCCGCCGGGCACGCCGCTCCCGCCGCCGTCGCGTCAGCCGTATGAGCCTCCGATCGCGGCGCTTGAGATGGGCGCCGAGGCCGCGCGCCGGGCGATCCAGGCCGCGATGGGGATCTCACCGCTGCCGACCTCGGCGCAGCGTCGGAACGAGAAGTCCGGGATCGCGCTGCAGCAGATTGAAGAAAGCCAGCAGCGCGGGACGTTCCACTTTGTCGATCATTACGACGACATGATCCGGCGCGTGGGTGAGCTGACCGAGGATCTGATCGACAAGGTGTACGACACGCCGCAGGACGTGGGCATTCGGGACAAGAACGAGCAGGCCAAGATCGTGCGGATCAACGATCCCGCCGATCCTGAGAGTGTCTCGACGAAGGGCGATCATCTGGTCACGATCTCGACCGGGCCGAGCTTTGAATCGGAGCGGACGGCGGGCATGGCGTTTGCCGATTCGATCGTGCAGAACCTTCCGAACATCGCGGCGATTTCTGGGCCGCAGGCGGCGGCCTCGATTCTGGCCAAGGCGATCAAGCTGCAGAACATCGGCACGGTCGGCGATGACATCGCGGACATCATCCGGCCGCAGCCGATCCAGAACCCGGACGGCACGCCGCCCACGCCGGAACAGCTGCAGCAAGCCCTGGCGCAAGCGATGGGGCAGCTCGACGAGGCCAAGAAGCAGATCGGCGAGATGGGGAAGGCGCTCGAGACGGACGAGATCAAGGCGCAGCGGGATCTGCAGATCGAACAGGCGCGCCAGGCGGCCGAGACGGAGCGGGCCCGGGTCCGGGCCGAGGCCGAGATGGCGCGCACGGCCGAGGACAACGCAGCCAAGCTGCAGCTCGAGCGCATGAAGATCGTGTCCACGCTGCTCCAGACGCAGGCCAAGCTGGACATGCAGAAGGCCGAGCTGCAGGTCGATGCGGCACTGCGGCAGCTCGATACGAGCGTGGCGGTGGCCGGCGCGGACGCGGATCGCGAGTTCCAGCGTGCGCAGGGCGCCGAAGGCCGGAGCTTCGAAGCCGAGCAGGCCGAGCGCGCACGGCAGGCCGAGGCCGAGCGGCCGGAGGCGGGCGCGTGACGGCGGCGCAGTTGTTTGACGCGCTGACGCGATCCGGAAAGCCGGTGACGCCGGCGCGGCTGGCCAAAGCGCGCGCGCGGGCCGACAGTCCGGAAGTCTGGGCCGAGGTGCAGGCGCGCCTGGCGGCCCATGTGAGCGACACCAAGGAGCCACGAGCCAATGACCAGCCCTGAAGCCACGAGTGAGACGCCCGCCGTTGATGTGCTGAGCGGGGGCGATGCGCCCAGTATCGATCTCGGCTCCCTGTCGGATGCGCAGCTGGATAGCTGGCGCTTGACGGGCGAGTTGCCGGCGGCTACACTGCCGGTGTCGACGACGGAGGGATCGACGCCTCCCGAGCCTGCCGCGCAGGCCGCATCAACGGATGCGAGTGCACCGCCCGTCTCGGAAACGGGCACGCCGGCGAGACCGAACGCCGAGACGCGCAAGGCAGCTCTCAAGGCCGAGATCGACACGCTGCTCCAGGAACGGGCCCGGTTGCGGGGCGAGCTGGACGGCATCCGATCCGGGACCGAACGACGCGCACCAGACGCTCAACCTGCGGCCTCGTCGCCCGCTCCGCGCCCGACGGCTCCTGTTGCCGGGTTCCCCACGCTGGACGAGTTCTACGCCCAGCCCGAGAACGCCGGGAAGACCTACGAGGACTACACCCGCGCCCTCATCGTTCATACCCTCGAAGGTGAGCGGCAGCACGCACTGGCCCAGCAGCAGATCGCGGCCAAGGTCCAGGGCTTTTCGTCGCAGATCGAGAAAGTGATCGCCGAGGATCCGGCGTTCCTCACGTCGTTGGCGCCCGCGGTGCGTGATCTGGTCCCGGAGACCATGTTGACGCCCGGCGCGCCTGTCTACGCGGGGAACGTGGTGGCCCAGGTGGTGATGGACTCGGACGCGGCGCCGCTGTTGCTCAAGCATCTGTCGGATCATCCGGCGGTGCTCGATTCGATTCTGTCGCTGCCGTCGCGTGATGCGGTGGTGCGGCAGCTCGGACGCCTCGAAGGTGAGCTGACCGCCACGGTGCGGTCGCCCTCATCGGCGCCTGTCAGGTCTGTCGTATCGCAGGCGCCGCCGCCCGCGACGACGCTCGGCAGTCGTCCAGCCGGTCCCTCTGATTCGCTCGAGGCGGCGTTGGCGCGTGGGGACGCGGAGTCCTACATACGCGAAGCCAACGCCCGCGATGTGGCGAGGCGGAAGGCCGGCGGTTAGGCTCCCCGAGCGGGGTCGCTCCCGCGTGCGTCGTGCGAATGTGAAGGGGGGCCGTGATGGCTTCCAATTCCTTTCAGTACGTCGATTGGCTCTCGATGGAGAGTCTGCGTCTTCTGACGAACAAGCTCCAGGTCGCGCAGTTCTTCAACACGGACTACAACAAGGAGTTCACGAAGGAGTTCGCCGTTGGCGAAACGGTCCGCGTGAACTACCCGCAGCGGTTCCTGATCCGTGATGGCCTCGGCTACAACCCGCAGGCGATCAACCGGATCCCGACCACGGTGACGGTCGATCAGATCTTCGGCGTGGACTTCGAATGGGACTCGGCCGAACAGGCGCTGCAGCTCGAGCGAGGCCGCGACAAGATCGCCAAGGAGTACCTCGAACCGGCGATGGCGCAGATCGCCCAGGAAATCGATTCCCGGGCGGCGCTCTACGCCAAGAACAACGTGTCGAACGTCGTCGGCGTGCTCGGCACGGATCCCACGTCGTTCGCGACCATGAATCAGGCGCGCCAGAAGATGGTGGAGCTGGCGGGCTGGACCGGAGCCAAGCGCGGCATGATCATCCCGCCGTCGGTCAACACGTCGCTCGTGAGCGCGGCGGTGCAGTACTTCAACCCGACCGACGAGATCAGCCGGCAGTACAAGGAAGGCTCGATCGGCACCAACAGCGGCTTCGACTGGTACGAATCGATGTCGCTCTACGAGCACACGGCGGGCACGTGGGCGGGCACGGTCGAGTGCACGGCGGCGGTGGCGTCCGGTGCGTCGTCTCTGGTGCTGACGTGCACCAACGGCGACGTGTTCAACAAGGGCGACGTGGTGTCGATCGCGGGTGTGAACGCGGTCAACCCGATGACGCGGCGCTCGACGGGCTCCGCGAAAACGTTCGTGATCACCTCGGCGAGCCAGACGATCAGCGGCACGTCGGCCACGGTGAGCATCTACCCGACGATCTACGGGCCGGGCTCGCAGTACCAGAACGTGGACGCCCTGCCGGCGGCCGGCGCCGATCTGACGCTGTTCCCGGGCACGGCCAGCCCGAACGGCAAGACGGGGTTCAACGGTCTGGCGATCAACCGGGACGCGCTGGCGCTGGTCGGCGTGAAGCTCGAAGTGCCGAAGGCGTGCGAGATGGCCTCGCAGTCGCGGGATCCGAAGACGGGGATCTCGGTGCGGTTCGTGCGGATGTTCGATCCGCAGCAGTCGAAGATGGTCAACCGGTTCGACGTCCTGATGGGCTTCGGCCAGCTCTACGCCGATCAGTGCGCCGTGCGCGTGCTGTGCGGCTAGTCAGGGAGGACGCAGCATCATGGCAATTCGACAGACCACGGTTTCACAGACCTACCCGCGTTTCCAGTCACTCGTGTTCCCCACGGTGACGCCGACGCTGGCCACGCTCACCACGGCCGGCGGCGCCCGCACGATCACGCCGGCCGAGCTGCTCGGCGGCCTGCTCCTGCTCAACGTGGACGACGCGCAGACGGCCACGCTGCCGACGGCGGATCTGCTCTACGCCGCCTTGGCATCGCTGGGTGTCGGCGTCGGGACGGCGTTCGACTTCGACGTGATCAACACGGGCGATACCACGCTGACGGTGGCGGTGGGCACGGGTGGCACGGCGGCCACGGGCTCCAACTCCAAGAGTTCGGTGCTCACGGTCGTGGCGAACGCCTCGAAGCGGTTCACGCTGATCTTCACGTCGGTGCAGGCCGCGGACGGCTCGGGCAGCAACGCCTACCGGCTGATCGGTCACGGTTCGATCGCGGCGGCGGTGGCCTAGTCGCGCTCGAGACGGGGGCGGCTCGGGGCTCGTGGCTCCGGGCGTCGGGTCCGCCTCCGTTCCTTTTCACTGGAGCCAGCTCTATGGACTTTCCGAGGATGCTCTACCGGGTCGGCGCGGAGGGGATGGCGTATCTGCGCGTGGCCAATGAGTCGGATCTGACGGAGGCGCTGGCCGGCGGGTGGCATCGGCGCCGGGTGGATGCGGAAGCGGCGGTCGCGCCGGCGGCGCCCGAGGCCGCGGCGGACGTGGCCGAGGCTGACGCTGACGCGCCGGCCGAGGAACCGAAGCGCCGCGGGCGCCCGCGCAAGGTGGCCGAGTAGCGCATGGCCACGATCGCCGACATCTGCCGGGACGCGGCCGAAGAAATCGGCGTCGTCGCGGCCGGCGAGACGCTGCACCCGAATGACGCGGCGGCGCTGCTCCGGCGTCTGAATCGCATTCTCGATCTGTGGAATGCGATCCAGCCGGCGTCGGTGGCGCAGCAGTTCGTGACGTACACGCTGGTGCCGAGTACGTCGCCGACCACGATCGGGCCGTCTGGCGCGACGTGGGCGCTGAACGTGCGCCCGGTGTCCATCGAAAGCGCCCAGCTCGTGATTGCCGGCACGCCGAACAGCTACCAGCCGATCACGTTGCGCGATGCGCAGTGGTGGGCCGCGCAGCAGGTGCCGGCGCTGACGGACGGGTATCCGACCGATCTGTACTATGAACCCGCGTGGCCGAATGGCCGTCTCTACTTCTGGCCGGTGCCGAGCGCGGCACGAGATGTCCAGCTGCAGATCCGGCGCGTGATCGCCCAGGTGGCGCTCACCGACACGTTCGACATGGCGCCGGGGTATCAGGAGGCGCTGACGCTGACGCTGGCCGAGAAGGCCGCGGCGCTGTTCCTCAAGCCGGTGCCGGAGGGGCTGTCCCGTGAGGCGTCGTTGGCGCGGGCGCAGATCTTCGCCAACAACGTGGTCACGCCGAAACTGATCACGCGCGATGCCGGGATGCCGGCCCAGGGCGAGTCGGCGACCTTCCCCACGTTCAACTATCTGATCGGGAGCTGATCGGGTGGCCGTGCTCGCCAATTTCGTCGGCGGATCGAACCGAGTCCGCTCGAAGAATGTCAACGACGAGCAGACGATCAACTTCTATCCGGAGGTGCCGCCGGGCTCGGCGAAGGTGCCGGGCTGGTTGGTCCCGACGCCGGGGCTCGAGCCGTTCGTGGTGCTCGACAACGCGCCGATCCGCGCCTTGTTCTCGCAGGATGGGCGGACGTTCGCGGTGTCTGGGACGAGCTTCTATGAGATCTTCCGGAATCGGACCGTGGCGCTGCGGGGCTCGACCACGCTCGACGGCCGGCCGGCGACGATCTCCAGCAACGGCACGAACGGCAACCAGCTGTTTATCACGTCCGGCGGGGTCGGCTACATCTACGACCTGACCACGAACGTGATCGCCCCGATCACGGATCCGGACTTCCCGAGTCCGGTGGAAATGGGGTGGTTCTCGGACGGCTACTTTGGGGCGCTCAAGCGGGGCACGAACCAGTTTCAGACCTCGGCGCTGTTCGACGGGACGGACTGGGACGCGCTGGACGTGTACCAGATCTCGACGACGAGTGATCTGGTGGTGGCGCAGGTACCGTTGCGGCGGGAGATCTACACGTTCGGGTCGCTCTATACGAGCGTGTGGCAGAACGTGGGCGCCTCGACGATCTATCAGCCGATCGCCGGCGTGTCCATTGAGCAGGGCGCCGGGGCGCCGTACGCCGCGGTGCCGCTGGACAATACGATCTACTTCCTGAGCCAGAACACGAACGGCACGCGGATGATCTTCCGGTTCAACGGCTACACGCCGGAACGGGTGAGCAATCACGCGGTCGAGTTCGCGCTGAACCAGTGCCCGCGTGTGTCGGATGCGATCGCGTGGACGTATCAGGACGAGGGGCACACCTTCTATGTGCTCTACCTGCCGGCGCCGCCGGTCGCGGGCTCGGGGGTGGACCATACGACGTGGTGCTATGACGTGGCGACGGGCCAGTGGCATGAGCGGGCGCACTGGTCGCCCGTGTCGATGGCGTGGTTCCCGCATGTGGGCCGGTGCCACTGCGCGGCGTGGGGGCTGCATCTGGTGGGCGCGCGCAATTCCGGCGCGATCTATCGCATGAGTCTGGATCTGGCCACGGAAACGCTGGTGATCTGATGCCTGCGCCGACGAATCTCACCGCGGCGACGGCGCTCGGCATCGATACGCTGCCGTACAGTCTGTCGCTCGACGTGTCCGGGGCGGTGGCGCCGGACTATGACGTGTGGTGGTCGTTCGCGTCGGCGGTTGATGGCGTCGTGGGCTTCAAGGCCGCCGCGGCGTCTGGCGCGGTGACGTACGCGCCTGAGACCACGCTGTGGTATGGCGCGCCGTCGAGTCTCACACAGGTGACGACGATCGGATCCGGGTCCGTGTCGGCGATTGATCGGCCGATCTACTTCCCGGTGCTGGCCGGCGTCACGTACTACCTGCGGATCCGTAACTCGCTGGGGTCGGCGCCGGATGTGCTGCTCGAGGTGTCCGCGGCGGCGGCGCCGAATGGGGCGGTGGCGCCGGGGTCGCTGCTGATTTCGACGGTCGATGGCGATATGCCGATCATTGCGCTGGATGCCGCGACGGGGGCCGTGTTGGGCTTCCCGGTGGTGGCGTTCCCGCCGGGCGGCGACTTCGCGGACATCCTGCCGTCGTCGGGGCGCTCGATCTGGCCGTTCGGGTCCAACGTGTTCCGGATCTACGATAGCGCCTTCGCGCTCGTGGCCGAGGTGTCGGGCTTCTCGGGCTTCGGGCCCGGGCAGGCGAAGCCGATCAGCACGAACCGAGACGCTACGTTCTATGTCTGCGCGGGTGGCTCGGGCGCCACGATGGCCAAGGTGCAGACGGTGAGTAACGCCGGCGTGATCGGCGGGACGACGTGGACGCTGGGCCATGCGAGCGTGATCAGCATCGCGCCGAGTCTCGACGAGGCCACGCTGTACTACACGGTGGAGCTCACGAACGCGGTCTATGCGTGGAATCTGGGGACGAATGCGGCGCTGCCGACGTTTGCGACGCACAGCGGATCGAACTGGCGCGCGGTCCAGGTAATCGTGCTCGCCGACACGTCGGTCTTGGTGCTCTGGGCGCAGTTCGCTTCCCCGTTCGAGGTGGAAGTCATTCGCTACAACGCGGCCGGCGTGGTCCAGAATACTTTCACGTTTGGGGCGACGACGCCGAAGCTGATCGCCCACGGCCCGGATGATCCCACGTCGTTCTGGATCTGGACCGTGGACAACTGGACGGCCACGTTTGAACGGGTGCGCGTGAGCGATGGCGTGGCGCTGGCGTCGTTCACGACGGCGCTGCAGTCCGGCCAGGTCTACGCCCGGGCGGACTATGCGACCACGGCGGTGGCGGATGCGTTCGTGCCGTCGTCCACGTGTCCGTTCCTGCTGTGGTACGCCGCGCAGTCGCCGTTGCCGCCGATCTTCCCGCTGCCGCCTCCCGGGCCGTCGCCCTCGGGCTATACGACGGAGACACTGATTCCGCGGCGGTTGCGGCGGGCGCCGCATCTCTCGCTCGAGCAACGGACGCGGTTCTATGGCACCGTCCAGGTCGATCTGGAGTGCGGCCGGGCCCTGGCGACGGGGCAGGGGCGCGATCCGCAGATCATGCTGCGCTGGTCGGATGACGGCGGCCATACGTGGTCGAACGAGCATTGGCGATCGGCCGGTCGGATGGGGCAGTACGCGCATCGGGCGCTGTGGCAGCGCGGCGGGCGCTCGCGGGATCGGATCTTCGAAGTGGTCGTCTCAGATCCGGTGCCGTGGAACCTGCTCCAGATGATTCTGGACGTGCAGGAGGGCTTGAGCTGATGGCCTATCCGCTCGAGGGGCATCCGATCGTGGATCCACGCACGGGGCGCGTCACGCCGCCGTGGCTGGCGTTCTTCAACCTGCTGGCGACATCCGCGGGCGGTGGCGGGGGGGCGCTCACGGGGCTGTCGGGGCCTGTCACGACGCCGCTGGGCGGAGGCGTGCAGCCGACCACGATCACGCCGACCGGGGTGACGCCTGGCA